CAGATGTTCCACTCGTACCTGAAGAACCACTTGTACCACTTGTGCCTGAAGAACCACTTGTACCACTCGAACCATCTATTCCACTTGTTCCACTTGAGCCAGAACTTCCACTTGTACCACTTGTACCACTTGAACCTGAAGAACCACTTGTACCACTTGTACCACTTGTACCAGATGAACCACTTGTGCCAGATGTACCACTCGAACCATCTATTCCACTTGTACCACTTGAACCACTTGAACCACTTGTACCCGAAGTCCCACTGCTACCACTCGTACCACTACTACCACTTGAGCCAGATGTTCCACTCGTACCACTTGAGCCAGATGTTCCACTTGTACCCGAAGAACCACTATCCCCACTTGTTCCACTTGAACCACTTGAGCCAGATGTTCCACTTGAGCCAGATGTTCCACTTGAACCACTTGTACCAGATGTTCCACTCGTACCACTTGAGCCCGAAGAACCACTTGTTCCGTTTGTACCACTTGTCCCACTTGAACCACTCGTACCACTTGACCCACTTGTACCTGATGTACCTGCAGTTCCACTCGTACCACTTGTACCACTTGTGGATATTGCATTGAAACCATCTGATGATGCACCACTATAAACATATACTTGTTTAGATGGTCTTGATGGAGTTCCTCCAGTTCCCTCATCAAAATAAAATATAGAACCTGATTTGAACGGTTTGTCTGCAGAACTTGTAGGAAATGTATCTACAACTGGTATTACCATAGAACCAGTGAATATTAATGAACCTGTAAATTCGTGAGTATCGTCTAAAGTATCCCCAAAAACAGTAGAACCACTTGAGAATGATTGTGTCATATGGGTTACGGAGGAACTAACTATAAAGGATTCTGCAGTTATGTCACCACCAACAGTTAGACCATTGGTTATACTCAAACCTGCAAATGTTGGTGTATTAGTTTCACCTAATTGTTGTGGACTATCACCTTCTATGGTATCAAGTCTATCACCAAGAGATTCAGATATGTCCGAAAAAGGTTGTTTAGCAGGGCCAAATGTTAGGTTATCTCCCTCACCTTTGAATGAACCAGAGATAGAACCTGTAATAGAACTATCGGAAGATAATTGTAGACTTCCTGATAACTCGAATGATCCTGTAAGTAGTGGTAATAGTTGTTTACTATCAAGTTTTGCCATATATGGTAATTCCGTTATTTTAGATGTATAAGCTTATCATCTATAAATATTTGTTTTTCAAATTCTAATAAAATTATGAGTTAAATTTTCCGTGTGCAATTATTTCATCGTCACTTTCTAAAGTGTATCCTATCTCATCAGAATCAACTTTTAGTAGAAATTGTCCCCCATCTTGTTGTATTGTTAATGCATCGTGTTCCATATAGGCACCATTGATAAAGAATGAAAAGTCTTGTTCATTTGTAGCCGTCAATGAACCTGGTGCAGATGCGGTTACTGCAGTAAAACTTGCAGTTGTTGCATTAATAGTACCAGCCTTTTTAACAAAATTCTTTCTAAAGTATACACCAAATTCACCTGAACCAAGTGCGGCATCTACATAAGCTTTAGTGGTGTATTCATTATCGTGTTGTGCATATCTACCACCTCTTATAAATCCACCATCGAGTGTCAATGAAGCAGATGTTGCCAAGGTAGAATTTGCTAATCCTGTTATAGTTTTATTTGTCAATGTATCAGTTGAATCTACACTAACCAAAGTACTATATGCATTTAGTCCAACATCAACTCTCCACCTATCAGATGATTCTTCAAATACAATTTTTGCTGGATTACTACCCGACCTAGCAATTCTCAAACCACCATAGTCACTATCGGTCAATCCTTGTTCCGCTGAACCAGAATAATTCAAATCTAATATTGGGTCTTTTACAACCATAGACTCTACATTCTGTTGTGTAGTATTTCCTCTTACAATCAAATCACCTTGTACGATTACAGAACCAGTAGAAAAAGGCCCATCAGGACCATTAGATGGTAAAATTCTTATAGCTTCTTCTTGACCATTAGAACCAGTAGCATATATTGCAGTTGCTATCAAATGATTACCAATACCCAAATCAAAAGAACCAGTTGATAATAAGTCAATTGAGATATCATCCCATTTTATTCTAAAAGTTCCTGTAGCAGATTCTGTTACTGCAGTAGTGGTCAATACCTTAGATGGTACTTGTGGTGGTAAAGCCTGTGTTGTTAAATCTATTAATGCCATTACATACTCTCCTGTGAATATTTGACTTCTATTTCATCTGAAAAATAACTACCAGATCTAATCTCATATCCATAAAAATTATAATATCTTGTAGCACCAGAACCATCTGTATATGGGTCACCTGGTCTTGGTTTATACAATCTTATCTTTGATAAGGTTGCATCTAAAGAAAAATCTACACCTTCACTTTTTCGTGGGTCAAGATGATTTGTTCTTTGTTGTACTCCATTTATTTTCAATCTTACTGTGCCTGGTTTTAATTCATAACCTTCGGTCAAATCTGGTTCAAAATCATAGAAGTCACTATTCTGAAAATAAATATCCTGATACTTAAATCTTTGAACTCTTCTTGTAAAATTATTATCACCACCCTCAAAATTTACAACATCTGTTCTTGTCTTTGGTCCTCCTGACCTCATATTCATTGAGTATTCTATTGGATTCTTATCAGAATCTCTAAATACCAATACATCACCACTAAATTTAGATTCGGATACTGGTTTTATAAATTCGTGTTTTACACCTTTCAAATAATTTTGTGCCATTAGAATACCTTTTCTTGTTGAAATCTAATGGTTAGAAATTCTGTTTGGTCTATATTATGTCCGTGAAATGGGTCTTCTACTGTTGGTTTACGAACTAAAAATTCTTGTTGTGATGAACTTATAAAGAAATCAACAGAGCCAGATTGTAATTGATTTTGTTCAGAACTCAAATCAACTCCATTTATAGATATATTCAAACTACCATTTCGTAACTGAAATCCAGTATCGATTGATGATGTCAATGAATATACTGAAGCAGTCTGTTGTGATTGGTCTGGAATATTATATAAGGATGAACTTGAACTTCCTGATATCACAAAACTCTTCAATTCATAATTAGATTCAGCGAATCCAAATTGTAATACTGCCGTAGTATCTGCAGAACTCGTTGGTTCTCCACCATTTCTCATAGTATATAAAGTTTCACCACCAAATGTATTTGTAAATTGTATGTCTTGTGCCTCACCACCACCACTTCTTGTAGCACCTCTCATAAAATCTGTTGCACCACCAAGTTGATTTGGTATACCACTTCCTTTTGCCTGTGTATGTAAGACTTCTAATTTATTTCCACCTATACCAAAATTAGGTGTAAATTGTAATCCTGTGTTATCTTCTATGTCGATTCTACTTGGTGTAAAATACTTTTGAGTATTCATAAATTCATTGAAACTCTCAGGTATTAGATATCCTCTAAAACTAAAATTGAATGTAGTTTTTATAATTCTTTCATTGTCTCCAAATTCTGTACTATCTTCAAAACTATCTATATTTACTTTGAACTTGAATTTGTTTGGTTCTCCCCAATATGCACCATCAGAAAAATTTATCTTCTCTACCAACTGATTCATTTGAGCAACATAAGAAGTCCAAATTATTGCCTCATAATTCATAGTCATATAATCTGGTACTGCAACATTATAATATTCTTTTTGTTGTAATAATCCTATTTGTTGTGAAAATCTATCATATCTATTTTTTTGAGAATACTTTTGTTCAAATGTATAAAATAATTTTGGTTTGGTTGGGTCGAATTTATCTACAGCAATAGTATCATCTTTTTGTATACTCGTTCTACGAAATACAACCAATGGAGTTATAATACTTCTTTTTGAATCTCGTATATATCCATCTTTATTTATTGACTTCCATCTCTCAGGATTAGAATACAATACAGGAACTTTTATCTGTTCATCTCCCTCAACCACAGTTGGTTTTATCACCTCATTGAAGTAAAACATAATGGCGGAATCGTGGTCAATAAGAGATACTTGTACATTTTTTGTAGTATCATTATCTCTTCGTAACTCATATCCCCTATTACTCGGTACATCTCGTTGGATGTTTCTTTGAGTTCTTGGAACTGGTTTAGATTTACTTGCCATTATATACTTCTAATCCTCTCAATATTCAGTGCACTTTTTCTAATTAGATGAGTATTACATACTACTGAAAAGTTCTCATCATATTTTCCACCAATCAATTGATTTTCATTTATTGAATTTATTTCCCAATGAGCGTGATTCCAATCAATAATATCACCAATTTCTGGTCTGAAATCAGCCTCTATCAAAGTATCTCTCATAAAACTATACACCACAGTTTGTCGTAAATCAGGACCAAACTCATCCGTATTGAAATCGAAATCATCTGCCTGTATAGTACAAGGTAACTCAACACCAGGTGAAAATGTTTTTACTCCACCTACTGCCTCACCATATAAGTTTGTTTTAGTATCAGATGCAGATATTTGAAATATCTTTACAAGTTGATTTATTATACCATCTTTATCTCGTTTTAAATCACCAACTAATTCTCTGTTGAAACGAGTAAATTGTTCTATGTCTCTTGAAGATAAAAACCGACTAGCCATCAGATTATCCTACATATATGTTTATTGGTATTCTACCTAACTTATCTTGTAGATATTCACTCTCATCTCTTTCGGCTTCCATCAATGACCTACGAGATGATTGGTCTAAGTACTCACGAAGTTGGGTTATCAACTGTTCCTTCTCAGCATTTGCCTCACTCCTCAATGTCTCACCATCGAGATTTACTTCGGCATTTGGTATAGGAACTGATGAATATTTACTACGAATCATACCCAATAATTCTTTTGCTAAAGCTAATCCATATTTACGAATCCATTGTTTACCAACATCGTTTATCTGTGTATAAACCATATTCTCATATGGTGCATTGGAAACATCACTAACCACACCAAGTGTAGAACCACCGTGTGGAGCTTTCAATGATGAGTCCTTTTCACTCTTTACCATATATTGAAAATGTATTGTGTCATCTCCTGTTGGGTTTGGAAAGATTTTAAGTTTATTATTTACCAATTCAAATGAATAAGCAGATTTTCTAATCATATCATTGAATTCAATTGCTTGAACTCTCAACAAATCTGCATATATTGGCATCATAAGAAAAGTTACTGCAGGTGAATAATTTCCAAATCCAAATCCATCCAACATATTTATAGTACCTTGACCAGTTCCTGCATATGGGTCAAAGTATCTTTGAATAGATGGTGCGGCCTCGTGAAATACTCGTCTAACTTCAATTGCCTCTCCACTTTCAGATACATCAGCCCACAATGTATTCAAATCATACTCTTGTGAACCTGAGTTTATTTGTATTGAACCGTGTTTCAAATCAGTAGTACCACCCACTAAAGCTTCTGTACCATATTGTTCTGATATCTGTATGGTTCTACCAAATGTTTGAGTGACATTTCTATGTGTCAAATTAGAACCTGTAGATTGTCCTTGTAAAGAAAGTAGATTGTCTTTTATATTGTACTGATTTACTTGTGCAGAATATTCAGTTATAGATTCTTCAAGTATTGCGTAGAATGAACCTGAGTTCAATTCCACATCCATAATTGGATAACCTAATCTTTTTGCACACCACTTCGCAAAGTTATCAGCCTCAGTTTGGAAATCTGAATCTGTATCATAGAATCCAAATGGTGTAGAACCTGTTGTAAAGGTAGAACTACCATCCCATATTGATGCTTGTGGCATTTATTTCTCCTAATTAGAATGTATGTAATATTACAGTAATAAATATAACAGGCAAAAAAAGAGGGGAGTTTTTACTCCCCTCTTTTAAGTTTGGTCAATATAAGTCTAAACCAGCCTTACACTAACCTATTTGGTTTACACCAAATCAACATCAGCAACGATGACTTTTCCGTAGAACTCAGGTCTTACGACTTTCTTCGCATAACGAGTCATCACACCTTTACGCGGAGTAAAGTTGGTTGGGTCGTATACGAGAGGTGTCATAATCAATGGTACATACGGAGCATACACGGCACCTGATTCGAGGAAGTTAGAACCTCTAAATCCACATAGAATCTGGTTTTCGATCATATAAGGGTTCTTGTAAACAGTATATCTGTTATTTAGAGCCCCTACTTTTTGTACGCCCATCGCGTATTGATTGTTAGTTGCAGCACCATCGGAATCAGCTGCGAATCCAGGAATAGACTCAATGATGGTAGCAGTTTCAGGAGAAACTACGATAAAGTTAGCACCACCTCTGAGGGTCTTCTGATGAATTGCATTTGAAACAGATTGTAACTTGTTTCCAAGAGTCTGGAACCAAGTTCCTTTAGTGTAAGCAGACTGGTTTGTTGCAGTCTCAGCGAAAGCACCAGTACCAGAATTATACTCATTAGCAATTTTTGCTGACCAGTATTCTGTCTTAGCGTTAGCATTTACCAATAACAAGTCAAGGATTTCTAAATCGATTTCCATTGAAATGTACTCGGATAGAAGTGAAGTCAATTCAGCTTCTGCATCAACACTATGATAAGCATTTAGGTCTTGAGCAAGTTCTGGAGTCCAGACAGCTTTCAACTTACGAGTTTTCGCAACAATCGGAATACTTCTTAGAGAAATATCGATTTCTGGTATTCCAGCATCACCTTCACCAGAGAAACCACCATCTGAACCAGCAGTTGGTGAAGCTTCAAAGTCACCACGAGTGATATCAGTAGGTTGTTTATGATACTTGAATTTTGCTGTATCATTCTTCGCATTCTCATCAACGACAAAACGAATGTGAGTAGCAGCGTCAGCAGCAACAACTTCATTAGAAGAGTTAGCTGGTTTGGTAAACGCAGGATACCAAGTTGTTAGTGCACTATCGTTACCAACAGGTTCCCAAGCACGAATGCCACCAATGTCACCATTGGAAGAACCAGAAATAGGTAGTAGATAGTACTTTAAGTTAGCAATAGATTCTGAAACAGTGTTATCAAAATCAATCATTGCAAGAGTTGCAGATCCAGTAAGAGCAGCGATAGCATGGTTACCTGATTCGGCTTCGTTTATAGAATATCCGAATTTACCAGCACCATAAAGACCACCAGAAGCATCACCAGAACCTGAAGTGTTACCAAACACATCAGAGTTTTGAGTGAAACCAGGTTGTGCACTACCATACTTGAAGTCAAGATAGAAGATAAGACCACTTGGTAGGTTCATAGGTTGAACACTAACAAAGTCTTGAGCAGCTAATTCACCAAAAATTCTACGAACTAATGGTAAAGCAACACCTGCCCATTCTTCAGAATTAGATTGAGTACCAGTTTTGGAAGCCTCATCAATTAATTGACGAGCTTGGTTTTCCAAAAGAACAGCCATTCCGTGTGTCTTGTTCTCTTCGGTAATACCTTCCAATAAACCAGTTGGCTCCCACTTCTTGACTAACTTACGGGTCTGTTCCATTAAGGCACGGTGTGGGTTATACCCATCCATTATACCTTTAATTGAATCAAAATTAGACATTATAGTCTCCCTTATATTATGTTAGCTAATTTCTTAAACCTATTCTTCAGATCAGTACCTTCAGAAATCACTTTCGATTCATTCTTAGGTTTGGTTGAAGCAACAGGTTTAGAAGATTTGCCTTTGGATTCTTGAATTTTAGGCTTTTGACCAAAGGATTCAGCAAGAGTAGCGTAAACAAGTTTCACTTCTCTCAAATTCTTTGCTCTGTCAAAAGTCTCTACGACACGATACTTATCACCTTCAGATAATCCGAATGCACGGAATAATTTGTTAGTGAATAATAGTTTCGCGTTTAGCAAGTTAACTTCATTAAGTTTGCCTCGCATATATTTGACGGCATTGCGATACTCTTCGAGTTCAGATTTCAACTGAGTGATTTCCTCGACATTCTCTTCGACTTCTTCATCTTCGTCTTCGACTTCAGATAAAGCTTTCAAGATTTCTTCAAGGTCGATATCTTCGTCCACTTCTTCATCATCGTGTTCACCTTCGTCTTCTACACCTTCGGTATGTTTAGCTTTATCAGCTTTACCGATATCAGAAGAAGATTCAGCATCTTTGTCAAGTTTATTATCAGCAGCTCCGACATCAGAAGACTTAAGTTCTTCTTCAAGTTCTTCATCTTCATCAGCGTGTGAAACTTCTTCGACTTCATCGTCTTCGTCCTCAACTTCTTTTTCTAACTCTCTCAAGATAGATTCAAGGTCAAGGTCGTCATCTTCATCATCGTGTTCACCTTCGTCTTCGATTTCAGCGACTTCTTCATCTTCATCTTCAACTTCATCGTGGACTTCTTCGACTTCTTCGCCTTCATCCTCAACTTCATCTTCGATTTCTTTGACTTCTTCGCCTTCATCTTCGTGCTCACCCTCATCTCCGTATCCCTCTTCTACTTCTTCACCTTCATCTTCAACTTCGTCATCCATAGCTTCATCTTTCATTTCATCTTCTTGATTTTCATCTTCGACTTCCTGACGAATCTTCTGTGTTAACATCGATTGGATTTTAGGTGTAAAAGCTTCAGCGAGTGCAAGACGAGCGTTTTCAACAGCTGTATCTCTGACTACTTTAGCATCTGCAATGGCCTCTTTTAAAAGGTCATCCATTTTAATCTCCAGATTGGATTTTAGTATTGTTATTAGGGGAACAATAATAGAATTATTATTTCAGGTACACTATAAAGAAAAAATAGTGTATTTATTTTTATATAAATATATAGAATTTAGAAAATTAGTCCATTTCGGCCAATATTTTTTTAAATCGTAATTTAGCCTTTATATTCTTTCTTCTCTTTACTTCAGATTTTTTAGTATAAAATTGTCGTTCTTTATACTCTACTAACACCTTACTCTCTTTTACTTTTCTTTTGAAAATACTGAGAGCCTTTTCAACACTGTTGTTTTTTACAACTACAGAGACATTTGTTGCCATTTATACCTCTACTTATTATTTTTCTGTGTAATCAATTTTGAGAACTTTACTTTCTGTTCTTTTACTTTTGAATTTGTGTCCTCACCAATTGTATAATAACGACCTAAAATGTGTCCCATATCTTCATACAAAACAGCCATTCTTTCTTGTAGGTCTTGTGCCTCAGTAGCAATCTTTCCAAAGTTACCACCAAGTTTTTTCAATTCTTTCATATTACGAGAAACGGTTACTTTATCAAACCATCCATCTAACTCATTTACTGCATGTCTTGAAGCAGTTTCACAAACCCAGCCTAAATGGGATGCAAGTTCTTTCAAGGATGTCTTTCTATAAAGTTCTTCACCGATATTATTGAAATTGTTTACGGATTCCATAAATTTCTTTTCATCGATAGGTTCTTCTTTTTCTTCGTCTTCAACCTCAACGATGGGTTTATCTTTCATATTTGTCTTGAAAGTTTGTCCAACTCCAAGTGCAGGTGTTGATACTATCCCACCAGCGATAAAGTGTTCTTCTAATAAATCTTTTAATTTAGGCATTGTTGTTCTCCGTTATATAAGTATAAATATCTACTTTTTAGTTTTTTTACCAAGTAATTGTGACATCACACTTTTGTAAGTAGATTCTTTTAGTTTCTTATGTACATACAATTTATCTACATCGTGCATCACACTCTTTCCACCCTTTTGAAATTGTCTATATCCACTTGAACTACCAGCTTTTTTCGATCCTGGTTCGGGTGTTGCAGGTATTCCACCACTCACACTTCCCTCAGGTGGTGTGGTTGGTTTTTTCAAAACATCTGCAGTGTGTACCATATCGTGTGTTTCTAAAGGAATAGTGTACTCTGGATTCTTACCAAAAGCTCTTCTTCCATAAATTCTTTGTTTAGGTGACAATGGTGGTGTATCATCCCTCAACTCGTGTGGGTCTATCACTACCATTTTCTTTTTATTCTCAGGATTCATTTTAGATTGTGTTATGGTCTTTCTTCCACCATCTCCACCATAGACCACATCAGCCTTTGGTACATCTATTTGAACCATACCTCGTGGCATCCCACCAGGTCCTACAATTCTTTCCTCACCATACTTTGTAAAAATACCATCAGGCCAAGCATCACCTGTGTTCAATCCATATCCTGTTGTTGTTCCTGAGTACTCATTTATAAGTTTTGCTAACCCATCAACTCCATATTCTTCTAATAATATTCTCAAATCTTCTTTTGATATTGATTCCATTGGTGTAAATTTTCTTTTCAAATATGATAAGAAATACTTTTTTGCCTTATCATCACTACTATGTCTACCCAACTCTATCTCATATCTTGCTTTACTTTTTGCTATAACAACCCCAAAATAATCATTTTTAGGTTTATCTTTTTTATACACCCAAGCTTTTCTAACAGGTCTAAAATCTACATCACCAACAAATTCAGCATCTAAATATTGTTTACTCATTATAACCTCGATTTCAAACTTACATATGTTCCAGCCATTGATGGTGTAAAATATAATGCATATGTATTACCACCCTTGTGTAGTGTAAAATGAGTTTTTACAGAAGTCTTTTTCAATTTATATCCACCCATCTTTTTTACATCTTTCAAAAAGTCTTTGAGTGTATATAATGCATATTCTTCATTACCTGGTACTACATCACTTCCTACTTGTATGGAAGATTCTATAGTCTTAATTTTTTCAAATTTTATTGGTTTATCAAATCCTGCAGGTTCAGATACTTGATATCTCGATTCTTTTTTATCTATTCTTGAAGTTCCTGCCTTTATACCTTGACCTTGACCACCTGCCCACCAAGAATTTTTTGGGTGTCTACCTTGTTCTAAAGATACTTTCTTGAATACTTTTTCAAAATCTTTTATTGCACCTTTTGACGCACCATCTTTAGAATCTGTTGCATAATTCTGATAAGATATTGGGCCTTCAGATAATAATGTTTTTAGTTTTATCATATTATTACTTACGAAATTGTTGAGCAATACTTATCATTTTCTTTGGTGGCATTGACCGAAACATCTTTTGTAGTCTTGGATTTTTATCGTATGCCTTATCTATCGTTACGATTAGATTTGCAGTTTGCATATCCATACCCTTTTCCATCGTTTGATTCTTCAAAACTCTTTTGGCCAAATCAACTCCACTTTCGGATGCCTCTTGGTGTAATTTCATAACACTATCCAATGTAGGTAATGATTCACCAAACTCTCTTTTTAGGTATTCACTTTCTGTCAATAATTTTTTTAGTTTTATCATAATCTTACCTATATCTATACAACCAACCACCGTGGACATCATACTTCTTCCAAGTGTCTGATTTGAATATGTTTCCTCGTACACCTTTAGCGGGTGCTCTAAAACTTGCAGGTTTGTAAATATCACCTGTTGCTCTATCTACAAAAAATGAAACTGCACCAGCTCTCTTGTTTCTGACATTTACAATCTTATCAAATTTTATACCAGGTCTCAATAAATCTGGATACTCCCATGCACCCATATCATATAATTTAGGTAATTCAGTTTTATAGTAGTTTTCGGCTTTCTTTTGCATATACTTCAACATTTTCTTCATAGCCGCATCATATCCCTTTGGTGTTGGAGCGGGTCCTCTACCAAAAGATTCTTCGTAATATTTTTGGTCTAAATCTGTTTTCTTGAAACTTTTTAGATTCTTTATCACCTTTAGAATTTGACCATATTTTCCTACTATGAATTGGTCTGAAGATACACCTAAGTCAATCATACCTTTAGGATTTACATAAAATGGTAATACATCAGTTCCGTTAGCAGATTTTACAGTATAGAATCCACCCCAAATCTGACTTTGGATAAATGATTTCTTCATAGGTTGATATTTTACAACTTTGATTCCTGAAAGTTTTAGTGCCTTATCAATGAATCCTTTTATGTGTTCATCCTTTACCTCAACTCCATCAATTTTGTTTTCAATTATTTCATTTTTTTTCTTATACAAATACTGAAATACATTTGCCCAACCTGGTAATCCATCAAATTTATAAAATGTTTTTGAACCAAAGGTATCTGAATCTACCTTTTCTGGTCTACCACCAAGTTTATCTTCATTCTTACCTTTCCAATCTAACCACTTGACATAGGCCTTCATCAAGTTACCTTTCAAATATGGTTTCATAGATGGTTCAACTTTTTTATATTTCTTTAGAAATGCCTCAACTCTTTTGGGTTGTACATCATATACCAAGAAATCTCTTTCGGTAAGTAAATGTTCTTTCATTGATAATCTAACTCCCTCATTCTTTTTATATTGAGGGTCAATTTTTTTCATCTTGATTAGAATATCACGAACTCTTTCTCTATCTAAACTATCACCAGTAAAGGTGTCAGCGGAATACTTTTTAAGATATACCGATAGTGCAACATTTATATCATTTACTTTGAGAGGTCTTCCCCTTTTATCAGGATATATACCTTTTTGACCATAAAAGTCTTGCATATATCGGTAAAACGATTGTAAATTTTCTTTTATTTTTTCTTTAGATTCTTTGATAGGTTCGTAGTGTTCTTCTACTCTATTTGCTAAATTATCTTTATTCTTTTTTAGAGCATCACCAGGTTCCCATTTCCATTTTTTCTTCTTTTGCATACTTCCAAGAAACTGAGAATCACCTCTACCAAGATTCAAGTATACTTCTACATACCCTATATCTCCACCAACTCTGTTTTTCTTTGAGACATATTTTGTTATTTTAGGTATTACAACTTTTAGTTTAGTTCCATTCATAGGAATAGGAAATGGTCTTCTTCCTCTTGTACTAATATCTTTGTATATATCTACCTCAAAATTAGCCATTATTTTCCTCCGATAATGTCTCTCAATGTATACTCTACTTTACACCATTTATCACAAGACTCACCAAGTTGTCTTCTTGACTTATCGATTGACTCATTTACAGGATGTAAAAATGCACCTTGAGTAGATGGATTAGATACAAAGTCAAACGCAATTAGTTCAAAATCATCCCCAACTTTATTTGCCTCAGTACCTTCAAATTTTATTGTCTCTACCGAACCAAGTCCACGAGAACTAATTCCCAACTTGATACCAGCCTTGAATAACTCTTTTAGAATATTACCACTTGGTGTTGTCAAAACTTCTACCGTACCAACTAAATCATCTCCGTCCCACTTCATACCAGTAACATTATGTGAAACATTTTGTAAATTAACCACAGAGGAATCGGGATGGTCTAATTCACCTAACGCTCTTTTTTCTTTTATAAATGTATCCGAATATTTTTTGGCCTCTCTCATCAATATGTCTTTTGGATAGACACGACCATTTTGGTTTTTGGAGTCTGCTCTTTGTAAGACACCAGTAACGGTAAAGGGTTTATTGTCGTGAACACCCTCCGATATTGTTTTGGCCTCAAATGGCCTGTATTCTAATAATAAATTTTTACTCATAGCGTTATTCCTCTGAAAAGTTCTTTTCTAACTCATCTATAAATATAGTGGCAATTTGTTTTACCTCATTTTGCATCAAGACAAATGTATCATCAAATTTTCTCATATACTTTCTATATGCATCTTTTACGATTCCTTCCATATTCTTTATAGCTCTATTTCGTCTGTACTTTCCCTCTTTGTAAATAACCGTATGTGTTTTATAAAATGGGGATAGTCTTGCTCTGTAGAATGCAGAGTCATTTTGCATATAATCAGAAATTATATTTACATTTTGAAATTCGTTAGTATGGGGAAATAGTAATCTTTTTAGTCTCATTGTTCATCAGTATAGTTGTCCAAGCTTTTGAGCCATTGTGATAAGTTTTTCAGAAACAGTTTGTAATTGTTTATGTGTTCGTTTCCAATATTGTCGAGAATCAACATTCATCTCTTTTTTCAAACGAACATTCATAGCAATAACTCTATCGAGTTCCTTTATGGCGTCTCTTATCTCCTTTACTGATTGTCCAATTTTTACTTTAGGAGTTCTATCAGGATCGTTTTTATATGTATAATATCGATTTTCTGCTAACTCATAACCACCAGAAACTTTTACCATTTTCTTTTTCTTCTTTTTCTCATCACCCTTTTTAGTAAAAGCGTATGGAGTTCTTGGTGGTCCTTCTCCACCATCAAGAGCACCAGTAGTAGATGCTTCGGCTAACTCTTGTCTTATAAGTTCTCTTATTATTTCTTTTAATTTACTTAGAGGAAACGACATCTTTTATCTCTTTGACTAATTGATACCATCTCATCAAAGAAACAACTTGACTATCCTTTACGACACCACCACTATTTAGTTTTTCTAATAATTTGGAGGCCTCAGAGAGTTTTATTTTTACAATCTTGTCGTCTACTTTAGATATGTTGTCCTTTATATATTTTTTGATACTGACAACTTCTTTGGATATGAACTCTTTCAATGTACCTGTATTTGCAACATTGTTGATGTACATTTTGAGTAATTTTCTTTGACTTTCATCTAAACCATTATATTTCTTATTGAAGTTATCAACTAATACTTTATAGGTTAGTAGTCTTACATCCTCATTCTGTTCTTTGAATTCTTTAAGTTTTTCACTTTCAAATTTTTTAGTGACTTTTTTAGATGTTATATTTTCTATTATTACAGATTTTGAACTAATGATATCATTTATAGTAGCACTATCCTCACTTCTTGTCTCAAATAATTTATAAATAGAAGCATATAGTTTATAATTTGGTATAGTGGTTTTGAAAAAATCTGTAGGATTATAGTTTTCTCTTATCTTTTTGATAAGATTATACTTTTCATTTCTCAATTTTGAATTGGAAATTTTCTTACGAGCAGTCAATGTCAATTCAATCAATTGTTCTGCCTTAGTAACTGACTTATACTTTGTTTCAGAAAGTAATTTTATCAAGTCTAATTCCTTCCCCATAGATGTGTTCTTGGAAAAAAATTCTTTAACAAGAGAAACAGATGCAGACTTATTGTTATCCTTACCCTCAAGGATATCTGCGGTAATTTGTCTTGTTAGTAACTCGAATAATATTCCTGTATTTTTGATTTTATTATGTTTTATTTTTGACATTTTGTCCTCGTTCTAATCACTAACTTCTTGGTTGATAATAAATATATGAAAGTATAAAAAACTACAAATAATCTACTTATCTATCTTCATTTCATCAATATCTTTATCATACTCTGTTTGAGTGTCGTTCAACTCCTCATTCAATACTGATATTGACTTTCCTTTGTACTTTTTCATATTCTTTTCCATTGCATCAAAGTGTGCAAGAGCTAGTGGACTACCACCTCTGAACTCTCCATCCCTTCCTCTTTGATACTTACCAGTAGAATTCTTTTCATAATCTCTTTTACCAAGTGGGTCTCTACCACGAGCACTTCCATCCTTACCATACTTAGGGCCCTCTTCAGGTCTTCCACCTTCTTCTTCTGGTTTTAAATCTTTATCCAAATCACGAGCATCAAATTCTAACTCACGACCTGTTCTTCCCATTGCTAAATCTGCGGGAGTTCCTTGTGATTGACCACTTTTTGCTGGGTCATTACCCTCATTTTCAATCTGAGATTGTCTAAAGGCATTGAATTTATCAAATATCATCTCGTCATTCATTTTAGATATTTCTGCATCTGTAAATCCAAAAACATTTTTATATATCCAAAGTGAAGATACCAAATTATCTCTTTTTGCAGTTTCTGCCAATCCTAATTTAGTATTCCATAATTCAAGTTTTTCTTGTTCATATATTGTAGATGGATTAGTTAGACCCAACTCAAAATTTACAAGGTCTTTATCTTGATAACCTTGTGCATATAAATGAACAATTGCAATCTTAGTCAATTCACTAACTACAATTCTCTGTATTCTCTCGATGGTACGAGCAAATCTAACATCTTCGGCAGCTAATGTTGCCTTACTACCAACCTCTTCCTCATATCCAAGATATGCTTTTGGTACTCTCAATGCAGCTAATAGTTTATTTTTCAAATATTCTATATCATCTATTGCATTGAATTCAAGACCAGGTAGATTTTCTAATTGTGTACCACTATCTCCACCACGAACTGGTAGATAAAAATCTTCTGTTAGGTTTTGCATATTATATTTTAGATTATACTCACCAGTTGCCTCATCAATAACAGGTGCCTTTTTCATCTTGTTGATGATTCTTTGCATATAGTTATCAACTTCTGCAGGTGGAATATTTCCTATATCAATTTTGAATATTCTCTTTTCTGGTGCTCTCATAATACGATGTATCAACATAGCATCTTCCATCAATGTAACTTGTTTCCATATCTGTCTTGCCTGTTCAATCATAGACTTTCCATATGGTAGATAATTTGAATCTGATAACATTCTAAAATGTGCTACTTCATAATTTTCAAATTCTTCTTTTGCAGCATTGTTTTGATGTCGTTGGTCTGTTGATTCCAAGATAAATTTTACATACTCAGGATTTTCTGGATCATCACCCTCAACACGAGTGATATCGTAAGCAGACATTGGGATAACATTTGTTATACCATACTTTTCATTGATTTCTAATTTCAAAAAGAAGTCACCATACTTCACCATATTACGAACCCACGGCCATAAATTGAATTCTATATTCAGTATGTCATAAAATAGGTTATGTAAAATATCTTTCAAATCATTATTATCAGAAGTAATGTTTAGTACATCACCATACTCTGATTTCATTGTTGATTCATCTGCATATATGTCAAGTGCAGAAGCAATAATTGGGTCTACATCCATAGCCTCATAATCTCTGAACAACCCAAGTCTTTGAGTCTTCTGATATAATGAATAATTATATCCACTTGTACCAGCATATGATGTGTATAATTTTGTATATCTATCAACAAGACTTGCTTTTGGATTAGTCTGAATTCTTGATGTATCAGTAACCTTTAACTTTCTACCACCAACATTTCTTACGATAACATTGGAAGAAAAAAGTCTTCTTAGTCTTGTGTATATATTTTTATCTGCCATAATTTAACCTCAAAGTAGCCAATCTAATTTTTCTGTTTCCTTTCCTACATTCATATTCCAAGAGTCATTCTGATTTGTATTGTTAGAATAAACTCCCTCATTAGAACTAAAGTAAGAAAGTGATTTTTTTGTCAATTCAATTCCCTCTTGTCTTAGACGAAGAGCAGTTTCACGAACCCAAAGTCCAATAGCCAAACTCATTACTAAATCATCATTATATCCACCCATAGCTTCGGCTTTCTGTCCATTATATATAAATACAAACAATTCATCAATTAATCGATTAGAATGTACAATTACTGACTTTTCTCTAAAAAATTCCTCTAATTTAGAAATTACCAATGGTCTTGTCTTCATAGTCATAGAAAAACCAGGTACCATTTGTCTTTCTGAACGATTTATTTTATTATTTATTGTATTTAGTGTATCCACATATTGTAAATCTTTACTCATATAAAACAGATTATCGTATTGTCTGTCTATACATTGTTGTATTGCAGCCCAACCAATTGATGCATTCTCAATAATTAGTAAGGCATTGTTGTACTCTGTTGATATATTTACCAACATATTACCAAAATCTTTGGGAGACACTTTTCCTTTATATTCACCAACTTGTTCTACCTTTTCCACATCAATGATATGAAATGCACTATAGTCTTGACCATCACCACGACTAACATCAGCACATACTATATAGTCTTTTGTATAATTTGGAGGCTCCCATATCCAAATATTACTATCAATTCCTCTTTTCTCCATAGGTTCTCTAACCGTAGTATTTCTACATTCCTCTAAAAGTACACCATCAACCACAGATTGACCAGAAGTAATAAAGTCACAATCACACTCTTGTGCAGCTAATGAAGGACCTAACAATCCATCTTGTTCTCTTCTCCAACTTTCATCTCTATCAGGATGTACAGTCCAATGAAGTTTGATAAAGTTAAATTTATTAGTACCAGCCTCTGCATCTGCCCAAGTTCTATGAAACCAATTTCCAACACCATTTGGTGTAGATAGTGCGATACATTGTCCACCAGTCGATAATGTCTGTTGTGCTGCAGCCCATATTGTGTCAATCTTATCTATGAATGCCGCCTCATCAAGTATCAATAATGATAGAGCTTCTGAACGACCTGCCTCACCACTACTTGCTACTGCTTTTATTTGTGAACCATTTTTATATCGTAATGATAACTTATTATCCTCAACACACATATTCTTCAACCAAGATGGTAGATTTGCATGCATCACTCGTACTTTAGTAACAAGGTTTTTTGCAGTATCTTGTTTGGTAGCAATTACCAATATATTTTTATCTTGATGAAATGTCATCATCCATAATGAATATCCAGCAACAAGAGTTGAAATACCCAACTGACGAGCTTTTAGAACGACATTATAATCATTTTGTTCAAACTCTTGAATTGATTTTTCTTGAAATGGATATAGATGAAATGGTATCTTACCTCTCAATGGGTGTTGAATAACACAATATTTTTTTAAAAAGTATACAGGATTTTGTGCAGATTTTAGGTATTCTTCCCGAATTACTTTTTTTAGTCTTTCGGGTTTCATTACAGCTTTCCGAATATAAAACCTATAACCAACCAAAGGTATTGATTTTCATACCATTTTGGTTCTACTAATTTTACCAATTTTTCATTTGCCTCATCACGAGATTTCAATAAACCAATTTGTTTTTTCTGAGCAACTAACATTAGAGAATCAACATTAGTTTGTTCTTCTAATTTTACCACTAAAGTTTCACAATCACTAATGGTAACTTTTTGAGATTCTATCAATGAATCTGCTTTTGATAATTTAGATTCCCATTGTGCATCACGAGCTTTCAACATTTCTAATGCTTCATCATAAGTAAATGTCTTTGGTGTCTTTCCATCTTTCTTTATTTCTTGACCATCAACAATTGTTAGGACAAAAAAAGATATTATAAAGTATTTGATTATTTTTATACTAAAGTAATTTTTCATAAATATAAATATATAGTTTATTTACTAAACTTCCTTAAAAATTCTTCCGCAGATTCCACTTCATCATTATCATATATTTCTTGTAGTTTCTGAGTTTTTTTCTTGGAATTAGTAAGTTTTCGTTTTATATTACCAATTTCTCTTTTGGATGAAGTTTTAGCCTTCTCCAATTCTTTGATTTGTTTTTCAACTTTTTTCTCTTCTTTCTTATTTTGGTCAATAACTTTTTTCAGTTTCTTTACCTCTTTACTTTTGGCCTGAGAAGCTGCAAATAGTCCACCAACTACACCAAGAAATCCAAGTATAAGTTTCCAAAATTTCATTTTATTCTCCTTGATTATAAATATCTTTGAGTTCTTTTTCAATCTTTTCCAACTCTTTTTGAAACTCTTCTATTGCCTCACCACCTACTTTTGGTCTATCTATATTATCTTCCCACTTTTCTTCATCAATAACACGAGTATCTATGGCAGTTTGGTTTAAAAATTTTAATGGAGATTGAGTTATCCACTCCTCTACAGATTGTATTTGGTCTTTTAGAAATGCCTTTTTATTCTCAAGTACCTTTGTTTTTTCCCATTCGTCATATTTTCCTTCTACACGAAGTTTGTGTTCAAAGTCTATCTGACAATCAAAACAATGACCATATAATCTCCACATTTTATTATCAAGTCTTTTTTTCATCACAACATCACACTTAGGACAAAACATTGGCATTCTTACCTCTTTCATTATGTCTGTTAGTGGACTTTCGATATCACCTTTTGGTTGTTTCTTTCCCTCATAACCAACTTGTATAGTCTTTTCAACCTCTTCTCCTGCAAGAATAGATTTCATAGCTTTCATTTGCTTGGCTCTCTCCTTGAGAGAAGCATCCATCATTGGATTTTTACTCATAATAACCTCTTCATTAAAAGTACATTAGTCCCGTAATCTGATTGATTGGGGCAAATGCACCTGTTAGTTTGTATGTATTTCCGTTATATTTAAAAACAAGTCCCTCTGTTGGAACTACTGCACCCAAACCACCAATGGCATTTAGTTTCTCCATTTGTGCTTTTAGTGTATTTAATTTCTTTAGGTCTCCACCTTTTTTCACTACATTGATTGCCTTTTCAACTTGTTTCTTGACATTCTGTACTGAAGCTTTAGGGTTTACTGCCAAGAATCCACTCAAGTTCTTTAGTATTTCTGCACCAACTTCAAACAATAAAGTTTCAAATGGTTTCATATTTTGTTTTACCATTTTTGAGTGGTCTTGTTTGTCGGTACTCAACACCCAATCTAAAAATTTAGGATGTTCTTTTAGGTCTCTTTTTATCATCGGTATTGTGTAACTCTTATCAAAAAATGCCCATCTCTTCATTAGTGCATATACAACATTATCAGGTGGATTTGGATAATCAGTTTGGTTTGCACCATTGAGTATCCACTCTAACCAATAGTGTTGATGATAAACTGACAATTTATCACTATCAGATAGTTTATATTGATTTCTCAATCTGTCTAATTTAGCAAAAAAGTAAGCTCTTTGTTTTGAGTAATCTTGTGATTTAGTCATCTTCAATACATTTGGTCCTCTAATACTAAACTTCTTACCGATATTAGCACCAATTTGTTTTATCATTCCTGCCAATATTCTACCACTACCTGGTACTTCACCAATTGCCTCTCCACCTTTGTACTTTAGTGCTCCGTGAAAGACAATTATTGGTGCATCATAATTTATCACATTAGCTGATGCTGGATACATAACTTCTAAATTCATATAATTGTTACCATCATCAAATATCTTTTTCTTTTGTGCATCAGTTAATTTACCGATGGACTTACTCAAGTCATCAAGTGCATATGAGAAAGCTTTTTCAATATTACCTCTACCTTTAAATTTTGCTTTTATAGAACCAACTGATGCACCACCTCGTTTTATATCTCCTTTATTTCTAGCAACTACGAGATTCTTACCTTTCCAACTTATCATTAGATTTTGACCATCTAATTTTTCTTGTACTCCAGATTCAGCATCAAGTTTACCTTGTAACCCTAAATCAATAATATTTTTTATATCCCCAAATGTCAAATTTTTATCATCAAAGGGATGTGCCATATGTCCGTATGCACCACCCATAAGTAATAACTCTTTTCCTTTATAATCTTCGTTAGATAATACTTCAACTATCTCCTTAGTATAAATATCAAGTTGTTCATCCAAACCCAAATAAAAATCAATCTCAGATTCTATCACACCATCTACTTTTTGACCACCAACACCTTTGTTTTCAGTTCCAATAAATTTTAGAATTTTCATTCCCATAGTATTTGCTAATTCTTTCATATATGAAATGTGTTTTGGAAATGGATTATCAGAACTTGCATAGTTCTTAGTATTTTGATTTACAGTTCTTCCAAATGTTACCGTTGGTGTTCTTTCATATTCATATGTAAAGTCGTTTTCCATAACATCTTTTTTATCAATCAAATGTCCAATTACCTCAAATCCTGCCAATATATTGGCGTGTTTTGGTGAAACTCTTTCGTAATCATCGTATGATTTGAAAAAGTCATATAGTCCCTCGTCTGATAAATTTGGGACACTTACAGAACCTTCTTTCATCAAAAATTCTTCTATTTTTTTATCTGGTATTATATGGTCTACAAGTCCTTTGAACTTGTTGGTTAGCATCTTATAAATACCCTCATCATAATATCCAAATAATTTTTTGAAAACTTTTGGTCTATCCGAATCTTTTATCTTGGAAGAACCCAATACTTTTCTCATCGTAGTACCTGATATTTCCATACCAGCAATTTTCATACTAATATGTGGTGCAGTCAAGAAATATCCGTGTTCTTCAAATCCCTTTAGATTACCTCTATGTTTTTTATAATCCTGAAAATATCCCAATGAACCATCTTTCTTTCGACCACCTGCTAATCTACCTGCATCTTTTTCACCAAATATATAAACTACTGCAGTTGTTTTTGGGTCAAATTTAGATAAAAGATTATTTGCAACTAATGGTGATTTTTCTTTTATGACTTTATTGGGTGATATTCCCATTTTAGCCATATGTCTAATTTTTTCTTTGTAATTCAATGGATGTCTTGGTGGTTTCTTGATATCACTTGTAGTTATATATGCATCATCTGTTTTTGATTGTAACCACTCAAATGTTTTTTTATGATGTGGGCCAAATGGTTGAAACCTACCACCATACACACCAATTACTTTTTTTATTTTATTTTCATTTAAGGCGTTTTTCTCATTTTCCATACCTAAATATACATCATTTTCACTATATAAGTCAAGCTTTTTTTCATTCATTTTTTTGTAACCACTACCATATGGAACAGAAGTATGTCCTTTCTTTTTCATCTTCTTTACCATCTTACGACTTGGTGATGGTATTCCAATTTCGTTTTTCTTTTTAGTCTTCTCTTTCATCTGATTGATGTATTTTCTATAAACTCCTGCAGCACTTTTCTTTCCCATCTCCTTTGCTCTTTGTTCCATAGCAACTGCTGCTTGTATTTTATGAGCGTGAGATTTACCACTACTCTTTATTTTATTTACAGATTTTTCTGCGTCCTTTACGGTTGCAAATTTCAATCCGTGTATTGTACCTTTTGGATTCTCGTCTGTATATAAATCTGAATGATTTGGTGAGTTTCTATGTTGTCCTTTCTTACGAGGTTTTCTATCTGCCTCATTCTTTATACAATTAGGATATCTCTTACCAAACAATATTTTTGTCTTACGAGTAGGATGTATTTTATATCCTTTCCAACATTTTTCACATAGACATTCCCCACAATATGATTCACCTATAACATCATATCCTATGAGTGCCATTGCCAAATCTCTATCTGAATCTCCTCTGAACTTTTGTGCAACCTTTTTATAATTTTTCTTTATCATTTTTGAAGCTGCATTTTTAGATTGTCCATACATCTGTAGAAGTCTAAGTATGTTACCAATTTGTTCTTTACTTTCCTTTACGGATTTTACCATTCTAAATTTTAATGCAGGTCTCCCATTGATTAGTAAGTCTCCTTTTTCATTATAATCAATGGATTTTACTATAACTTTTTTATTCTTGAAACGACCCATCATTACCGTATCACCAACATTGATAGGTAACTTTACATCCTCGGTAATCTCAGATGATTGTCCGAGAAGTAAATTATTGGCCAACCATTCTCCTAATTTCATACTGGTTCATAGCCTCGTTTTTTCTTGTCTTTTTCTTTGTTCTGAACACCACCCTCTTTACCATCTTGGTCATCCCAATCATATGTATCAGGTTCTGCACCTTGTCCAGTTATATGAGGTCCCGAATGTGACTTGTGATGTTTATAGAATTGTTTTAGTCTTTTTTTTTCGCTCGATGGAGCTGGTTTCATTTTTTTGAATTTATCACTAACTTTATTTGGTAATGACTCTCCCAAGTTTTCTTGGAACTTATCATCCAACCCATCCTTACCATCTAAGTAATTATAAACACTCTGTAGGTAATCTTCAGCCTTAGTCAATTTAGATTGAACCCACGCTGGAAAACCTACTTCTCCACCCTTACCAACATTATCAATTATTTTATAAATCATTTTAGCATACTTCATACTTCTTTCAAGTTGAGATTTTGCCATAGAACCCTCGTGGTCTTTCAATTCTGATATAGATTCGTCCTTACCAAATATCTTTCTCATCTTTTTTCTAAATCCAGCACTTGTCCATAATTGTGATGCCTCATACGAATAAGGTTCTATTCCCTTTTTATTCCTCAACTTATTGAATTCACTATCAAGCTTATTTACAGCTTTTTCTTGTGCTGGAGTCCAAACTCTTTCACTTACTTTTTTCTTCTTCTTTGATGTTTTAGGATTATAATATCGATGTTCACCATCTTTTTGTATACCAGGTACATTACCTACATTCTTTAGATAATTAGGATAATTCAACATCTCTTTCATCTTACCCATACCTAATTTTTTCAATCTCTTCATAACAGATTCTATGGTATCAACATCAACAAATGGATATGGTCTTTGTGCTCTGTAAAGTCTATACTCTTCTGCAATATGTCCTATTGCAATTGGTGCTCTTTTTGCCAAAGTAGGCATCTTTTTTGCCAAAAACTTTACGACCTTATTGAAATCTGCAACTTTATCAGGATCGAACTTTTTAAATTCTTTGTTCAGATTCTTGATAAGTGATATTGCTATAGTACGAAGTTTCATCTATTTTTTTCCAAATTTTTCAGCTGCAGTAACTCCAAGTCCTACTACTGAGATATACATAAAACATTCTAAAATTTTATCCTTCACTTCAAATGCAGAAAAGGTATCAGCTCCCCAACTTGCTATCAACATAGCAAAAGCCATAAAACCAACAAACCTCTTACTTGAAATTTTTGCATCACTTGAAAGCATTTCTCTAAAAAATTGCATTTTTATTCTCCTAAAATTTGGTGTAAAAACCAGTTTCTTTTTCAAAGACTCTTATCATTTGTTCTACATCCAAACCTTTGAATGGACCAGATACTTTTTTCAAATTACCTTTGACTATTTTGTGAAATGTCACATCATATAAATCTTTACCTCGGTCATACATTATTTCGACATAGTTTATTTTCTTTTTTGCACCACCACCGATTTTTATACCGAGACCTTTATTTTTTATATTGACTAATTGTTTTACACCAGTCATCATATTAAATCTTTTACCACCAAGTTGTTGATGTATAGTTTCAGGTACTCCCTCAGTTACTAATATTGATTCACCCAATACCTTTTTGGTTACTGACCAAGTATCCATCCACCAATCTTGTGCGGGACCGTGACCTGGTATCTGTAATCTTCTCACATAAGGGTCTGGATAAGCACCTTTGATATCTTTATTAGCGTATTTTTTTAGATAATCTACAATACCCTTTTCTCTTTCTTTATCACTTTGTCCTCTTTTTATAAATCCTCTCTTTTTTGCCATTTTTGCAAATTTTTCTGAGGATTCTTTTAAATCAGATACACCTGTGAGTTCCATACCTAATTGAGTGGCATTTTCTTTTCTCCACCTTTCAAATTTTTCTTTATCTTTTCCTTTTAGTTCTCCACCAAAACCCTCACCGACATTGTACATTTTCTTATAAAAATCTTGGTCTGTTTTAGACATCTTTTTTGGTTTATCGTCTTTCTTACCATTTTTCTTTTTGAATTTATCTAAGAATCTTTGAACTAAACTTTTTGCCTTACCGTGCATTTTATGGTTTTTATCATTGTAAGCAGTTTTTACTTTTGTATCTTTTGCAATCTGTTTATTCAATAATGCATCATATGCAGCTGGATTACTTACAGCCATTGGTGTGACCAACTCATCTACCTTTCGTATATTGTTTTGATTCCAACTCTTATGGTCATCAAATCCAACTTCATCATAATTATCTGTCTTGACTAACTTATTATATAGTCTTTTTGCACCCATATGAGACAATCCGTGTTTTACAATCTTTCTACCCTTTACTCCACTACCAGTATAAACAACATATTTTTCTTCGTTTATAGATTCTTTTACTGGTACAAGATATGCAGCCTTATTACCACTTCTCATCATTTCCAATCCATATGGATTTGACATAGAAGAATGATTTGTATTTTTAGTATATAAATTATACATAGTGATAAGTTCTCCACCCAATCGAGTTTTTACCTTATCAACTTTATAAATTTTTGCCCCACCAGTTTTTTGCATTGATTTGACTTTTTTTATACCATCGGCTTTAGATAGAATATTTCGAGAACCTTTATGTTTAGAAACTTTCTTACCAATCATATCACCAAGTCCCTCGTTTGCAGCACGAAGAGCATCTTGAACTTGGGTATGTTTAGACATACCAGGAAAAAACTTCTCAATTGCTTTTACAGCACCCGTCATATTACCACTCATCTTTTTTGCTATCTTGATTGCTTTCTGTACCTTTGCCTTTGGAAATAATGAGTCAAGAAAATCTCCTTTTTTCTCATTTACTTCACCAACTGGTTTATCTTTCATACCTTGAGCAATTTTCATAATAAAAGCAGTAACTTCTTTAGGTTGTCTTTTTTCATAGTTAGTAACTTTTCCATTAGGTGCAATATGAGCAATACTTTTATAATCACCAGCCTTCTCTACATTACGATTCCATAATGTAATACCATTACCCTTTGAACCCATACCAATATCATAACGACCTATTTTTACTTCTTTGTAAATACCAACATCTTCAACCACTTCACTCTTCTTCTTTTTCTCTTTTCTCCATCCACCACCAGCAGCCTTATATTGTTTTGCAGCCCATCCATTGGCATATGCAGATGGATAGACATCGAATTTCTTTTTTGCTTGTGCTTTATAGTAGGCCCACTTACTTGGGTTAGTAGGTACATTCTTTTCTAAAAATAAGTCTATACCTTCTTCTACTCTTTTTCCAAACATTGTCATAAGTTGCTCCTCGTGTTTCATCCCAACTGGATGTTCTTCCCCACTATATGGTCAAGTGTGGTATCCTTTCTTCATTAATTGAGTACCTTTTGGACACCAAGTTTAAATTCTATAATATGTTTTTTATAAAGTCTCATTATTTCTGTAGCCTTTTTCTTATCTCTTATGGCTATACTTTTTATGGATTTTTTTATAGCATCCTCAAACATTCCTATTCTTGAGATAGCCAATTGTTTTTGTGAATCGTCATACATATTTTCTTTCATCAACCCCAATGATTTCAGAGATTTATGTAGTCCTATCATCCAATTCTTTACCATTACTTTTGTGTCTGGATCTGTTCTGTAATTAGCAAGTAATTTATAAATTTGGTTGTGTTGTTTTTGGAGTGCTTTCATTAGGACAGGATCCATTTTTTCAGTTACACTCTCATTCTTACCCTTCCAATTTTTATCAATGTAATTGAAGAATTGTTTTTTCTTTTCAGGTGTTATATCATTGATAGATTTTATTCCAAATTTCTTCAATGCTTTTGTAAAAAATTGTTTATACGCAGACATATAATTTTCCCTATAATGAGTTACATTTATAAATATCAGTATAATATTTTTTTATACTTCTAATCCTCGCTTGAACCAACCAAAATAAAACTTTTCCAATTCTGGTCTACGAGTTACCAAGTCAGCATAGTATTTGATTCTATATGCCCTAACTCTATCTAACTCTACATTGGAATCAGATATTGCACCAATCGTTTTAGGTCCTAATCCACCATCTACTTTCAATTCAGCACCCTTTGCATTAGCTGCTCTTTGTAATATTTTTACAGCCCTACCCTTACCTTGATTCACACACATATCAAAATATATGTGTCTGAGTTGTAATGGTAAAGATTCTACCTTATTTTTATCCCAATAGTGTTCTTTGTAGATTTCTTTTGCCCCATCTTTTGTGAGGTTTTTGATATCCACATCAGGATGACTTCTTTTGGCTATACCAAAATTAGTTTCTCCACCTGGATCTTTTGGGTCGTTTACATATCCACCCTCGTGATGTAATACGACTTCAATTATTTCATCGAAATTTACTAACATTATTTTCTCCTATGTTATCCACAATGATAAGTACAACCAATAAATGCAGTTTTATACTCAACACCATCGTGTGTTACAGAACCAGTAATATACTGACTTCCACTTTCAAAATTACAATCGTTTGTTATTTTTGCAACCGTATAATTATGTAACAAATCATCGTCTTGTTTACATCCATATCCAGGTATTTTTGAAGTTGTTATATAATCACCATTTTCAAAACTACCACTTGCATCACATATCCAAATACCACCCTCACCAACGGCATTTACAACCAACATATCACTTCCACTTTCTCTTTCCGCATAATCTGAAATCACACCATATGCTTTTTTATCCTTATGTGTAGTGGATAGATCTACTTTTGTCCATGCCTGACTAATCATAATTGCATCTTTATTTTCTATGTTGTTTTTATACATATAACCATCAGATGCCACCACAATCTTTCCTCTATAATCACTATCAGTTATATCACCTTTTCTATCAATTGATGCAGTATAATGATTTATATCATTATCGTTGGGTAATGAGTGGTGAGCACCTGTGAATGTCATAGTCTCACCTAACCATCCACCCTCATAAATACGAAGTGAATTGTCATGCTCTCTATAATACATCATACCATTTGCTAAATGTCCACCAACTCTCCATCTTTCTTGATAGTCTTGGTCGGTAGTATCACTAAATGTAGCAAGACTTCGTGGTATTTGTAATGATGTTAGTCCAGTAAGACGAAATGTATGGTCTGAAGTAGTTCTAATAATCGCTTCTGGTTCATCCATAAATATACCAAATGATGTACCCCCACTAGCTCCAAAAGAACCCATAAATGCAGAAAAAGCTGGAAAGGTTGCATTTGCTATACTTGGAGAAGTTTTTCTCTCTACATAGTATGCAGTTTTTTGTACAAAAAATCCTTTTAGTGTAGATGCAGCCGCATAAGACCTACTAACTTCTCTTTTTGCACCAAGATTTGTAATATTTCTATCACCAACTGCAAATATCGAACCACTATGGTCACTAACAAGAGTATGAGCAGCTGCCTTTACAACACTTTGAGATACCACTCTCATTATATCTCTAATTTGCATAGTTGCATTTTTGTGACCAAACACATCACCCTCTCTTGCACCAGTAATATTATTTGAAGAACCTGAGGTGTGCATATTGTATTCATCTCTAACAGGTATGGTTGAAAACTCACCAGTTGCAACATTCTTACCAGATGGTGATGCTGGTGCACCATTGTGTACAATATATCCCTCTGCAAAATATGTATGGGTATTCTCTACTTCCAAGTTCCAAGTCTCTATTGGTGTTCGTATAATTTTTTCTATAGATTCTACTTTATGTTCTACCAAATCAGAATCAACCAATACATCATCAACTTGCATCCTATCTACTCGTAACCACTTACTCCAATCAGTTTTATAGACATCACCAGTAACAATATCATATCTATCATTTGGTGTATAAATCTCGTGATTACCCGTGACAAAAATTTTATCATTTATTATAAAATATTCATCGGTGTGTTCGGCTGGATGATAAAATACTTCCGTTACTTTACTTGCAACAACATCATCTAAATCTTCATTATATGACAATACTCTCATTCCAACTTCTATATCTTGTATTGGTAACTCACTACCATCCGCCATAGTAATCATAGTGTCTTTTAGAAAACAAGAAGGTGTGGTTTCAGGTGTTATTGCACTTACTATCATCTTCCGATATACTTTTTGTTCCTTACCCTCTACAGATTTTGCATCACCTTGTCCATAGAATCCCAACTCACTATGTGCAGTTACAGCACCATCATCATCTTCTGTTGTTTTAGTAGAGGCCGACATCATAGCTACTGCAATTTGGTCTCCATCTATACCAGCATCTATCATATAATAACCAAAAGAACCAGTGTAATCTGCCAAAATTGCAAATCTTCTGGCAGTTTTGTTTGAACCTACTTCAAAACTTAATTGATTTGGTGGTGGTTGTTGTAG